AGCTAGTAGTCTGGCCTGTGCATCTTGTGCCTGTGACTCTCTCATAGCAGCTCTAGAACCACCAAAGGCACCAGCATCTATTGCCTGCTTTCTAAGACCAGGTAATGTTGTTTGCTCAAACTCTTCTCTTGCTTTTCTTTTAGCAATATCAGTAACAGCTTGCTGATATGGATTCATAAAAGGTTGTAATTGTTCAGCAGTTGCCTGTTGTGTTTGTGCTCTAGTTAAATCTTTTGCTTCTTGTAATCCACCAGCTTGTGTTCCTACTAAACTTCGTAATCCCTCTTGTGCAGCTAACTGGTCAGCAGTAACATCAGCAAGTGTTTGTCCTTCAAAAGGTACAAAACCTTCTTCCATTCTTTGTTTATATAAAGCCTGTCCTTTACCTAATATATCTTTTATAAAAGGTGCGACCTCTTCTGCTATTTTTTCTGTTTGAATAATCTGTGGAGCCTGTGTTGTTACCTGTGGCTTTCCTAAATTTAACAATGATGATAATATACTCATTATACACTCCTTCTCATTCTATTTAATGCTGCTAAACCATCTATTTCTTTTTGTTGTTT